TAGATCGTAAGCGCTCCACTGGGTTTAATCTCGAGATGATCGCGAAATGGACGCCGCAGGCCTTATAGGATGTTGCCCGGGGGATATATGGGTGTTGGCACTCTGGTATATTCCGTTTATTAGAAGAAGAGTGCCATATCACGAAACAGTTCGTCGACAACGGTAGGTTGAATATTGATTACAACAACAAGCACACTAAGAAATTATTGTCTGATCTCAATATGACACCTAGGGAATACGAGGAGCTGTATCGTAATAATGACATCCGATTTCCTTCCGGGCATAAGTTATGTAAATCTGAAAACTATAAGACCGTATTTGGTCCTTTCTTTTACTCTGGCGCTATCGTATACAAGAAACACTCTACCCGCAACCTTTGCAAGGCCCTAACTAGAATTACTGGTTCGCGTGAGCCCGCGCGGATCGGATATGAACAACTACTCGATCAAAACCAATTAAACAACGTTTTCTTTCAAGAATCCGAATACTCAACCACTCTCAATCCATATTATCACGAGCTCAATCGTAGATTTACACTATTGAGTTCGAGTGTTGGGGAACGGACTCGGGAGATTGAAGAGCATATACTTCTTCCACATCCTAAGAAGAAACTAAGAATAAAATCACAAGAAGATGTATATAATACAAGTGGTCCAATTAATGGGATTTATACACAAAAAATTGTAGGTAAGGTGAAACACCCTGAGTTTGCTAAACCAGGGAAGTACCCTAGATTAATCGCTGATTTCAGCTGTCCTGGTAGTTTGTATGGGTGCTATTTGATGGATTACGTTAAGGAGTCGTTTTGTGAACCATATTCTGCGTTTCCTGGGTGCCAGACATACTTCGTCAAGAAGCCGAACGACTCAGTTTTGTTGAAAACGTTCAGTGATATAATTAAACCAGAGTTGGCTACTTTTGTTTATCATAGTGATGATTCGTGTTGTGGTGTTAGATGTAGTGATGGTTTGATTTGGATGAATGTGGATATTTCTTCTTGTGATACATCCAATCGTTTTGCCGTTTTCCACAAACTGACTGAAGTGACTCGGGGAGCACATCAGTCGGTGATCAATGCGCTGGTACGCCAGTGTGAACTCCCTTTCCACTTACAGAACCCTCATAACCCTAAGGAAAAATTAGTCTTCAAATCCACACCTGGTGACCCAATTGAATATTCTGG